TCGTATATTAAGAAGAAAAAATAATGGCTGACCATCAAGAAATACTAAAGCAAAGGGATTTATTGGACGCTATGCTCGCATCACGGACCAATCAGTATGATCGGATTGAAAATATGAAAATAATGGACTCAATATATTTTAGGAAGAAACTGCCAAGTAATGTAGTTTTATTCCCATTACAAAGGATTAAACGCTATGTCCATCGAACTACCAAGAAGCCCAATAAAAAAGGTTAGTCAGTGCAATAAATGCGGAGATGTCTCCGTTGAATTTTTCAATAAACTTTTTGATAGAACTTATACCTCTGATGAGTGGAACGTTATTATGTCAGAAGGAACAAAAGCATTAGACAAGGCTTTACGATTAATTAAGGAAGACCCTAAGTTTTTTTCTTAAACACCTGTTTCTATAGATGTTTTCTACCAAGTAGTTATACATTTTATTTTATCAGAGTACCAAGTAACAAGGTAACAAGGTAACAAGTAGCAGAATACTTAGCTTTTTAGATTACCTAGAGGTAATTTTATAGGTAATGCAAAGTAACAAAGTACAAAGAAAACTCGATTTTGCTAGGTTTTGTCTTAAAAATATATTATCTTGTAAAAAACATCTATTGAAATGAACGATTTAACAGAGACTCCATTACCAGAAGCTTTATCAGATTTACTGTTTGATAGAAACATTACACAGAAGCAGAGAAAATTTATCTTGTTGTTTGTCCACTCCGAAGGTCTGAAAACAGCCACACAGTGTGCAATAGAAGCAGGGTATGCACCTGGTTCTGCGAAAGTTAGGGCTTCCGAACTGCAGAATCCTGACAGATATCCACTAGTTGCTAAAGCTATTGATGCTGAGAGGCGTGCATCTGTTGAAAGGTACAAGTGTAGTCAGGAGCGTTCCCTTTCTACATTAGCTAGAATTAGGGATGCAGCGTCTGCTGCTGGTAATTATAATGCTGCGGTAGCTGCAGAAACCAGGCGTGGTCAGATAGCAGGTTTGTATGTAGATAAGAAAGAAATCTTAACAGGGACTATTGATTCAATGTCAAGAGAAGAGGTAGAAAAGAAACTTCAAGATCTTAAAGAACAGTACAGTATTGAAACTACGTTTGAAGAAGTTAAAGAACTAGAAAATAAATCTTGACTATCTAAATAGTTGGGAGTATATACTAATCAGGGTGAAAGAGTGTTTGTAAAAATAGATCGATTAGCCCTACATAAAGGAGAAAGTTATGCATGTAGATAAATATGTAGTGAATAATATTGGTACAAAGTGGACTAATGGTAAAGATAAAAAGAATCAAGTGCTTGATACTCTTGATGGCAATGATGGTATTGAACTTAAAAAATTAGTTCCTTTATTAGAGCAGTGGTTTGAAACCGTTACAGGTGGTTGGTCTGATAAAAAAGTTGAGTTAGTAATTAATGTTAAGGAGAACAAAAGATGAAGCTATCAGAAAAGATGACACCTATTCAAATGTTACAAACTGTTTCTGGTATTTGTAAAACTAATGGTAAGTTAGATTGGAATAGTATTGGTTCAATACCAGAAGATGAATTTAAGTATATTGCCAATATGATAGATACATATCTTGAAGAGCAAGATAAAGGTAGTGAGGGGGCTAATCAAGATGGTTAAACAGTATTTCATAGGAGATAAAGTAAGAGTTATCGGTCAAGAGTATGGCGAAGGCATGTATGATGTCGTAGTAGATATTACTACTGATATGTATGTTATTGAAGATGACTGCACTTATAAAAAATTTGAGTTGGAGGCGTTTGATGGGTAAAAATTATGATTATACAAATATTTTTGATGGCGTGTATGCTCCAGTAACAGAGTATGAGCCACTTCCAATGACAGAGCAATTGTTTTGGAATCGTGTTGGTTGGTTACAACAAGCTATGATCAGAGCAGAGAACTTTGAGTTTCGTTTGTTGTGGTTTAACAAGTTGCAAGAGCTAATGAAATTACAGCCATGATACAAATAGTGTTGTTAATATCGTTAATACTTTTTGCCATGCACTGGAAAATAGCATTAATTGTAATAGGTTTTTTGTATTATTTTGGTTGGCCTTTTTGATCCCATAGCTCAGATGGTAGAGCAAATCACTTTTAATGATTGGGTCGTAGGTTCGAATCCTACTGGGATCGCCATATGAAACCAGAATCAAAATTATGGCAATTGCTTAAAAAAAATATAACTTCCATCCACTGGACTAGGTTAGAATCTTGGGCCATGCCTGGTGTGCCAGATGTTTACGGTATCCAGAACGGCATTAGTGTTTTTGTGGAATTAAAAGTAACTAAGAGTAATAAGATAGGATTGTCGCCCTTCCAAAAAAACTGGCTTTACAACCATTATTTGCAAGGTGGCAGAAGTTTTATTATGCTCCAGCACCTCGGTCAGAGGTTACTGTATATCTTTCCAAGCTCCACTCTCCATTGTCCATTGTCCATCACCACTGAGCCCTGTTATAGGGTAGAGCTTCCCGCATCCCCAGCAGCGTGGGCAGCCGTTGCTGACCATCTCCTCCATTGTCCATTGCCAGAGCCCGAGCCACAGGTATAGTAATAAGGGTCAGGTCTCCCTGGCAGCTGGTGCAGCTCACCAGGATCTCCATTTCCATTGTCAACCGTTACTAACCGTTACCTGTGTATAAGGGATATGGTGCAGGGGGTGTGCAGACGGAGATGCCGTAGAAACAAAATCTTCATTAGCTCTTGACTATCTAATAAGATGGGACTATATAAGTATCAGGGTCGGCACCGAATCCGTTTCGAAGTTCCTAGGACACCGACCCACATTAGAAAGGAAAAATATGACTGAAGCATGTAAAGATTTAGTAGAAGACAGGTGGAAGGACCGTCAGAAAGATCTGAAAGATCCCGAGTACGAGGCGCTAAGCTTTGACTATGTTGAACCGCATACATTTACCGACCAATTGGAAGGATACTGGCGCTGGCAGTTTAGCTGGGGCGGGCCCAGCGACGAGCTGCGTGCATATGTTAACGAGAACAAAGAAATCCATCGCCTGGAATACTGGTACCTGGACTGGGGAGACGGTGCGAAGCTGGAGCTGCAGCCTGACGAACCTGCATGGCAGAGGATGACAGAGATGATTGGGCTGTCATGATCCTACTCATTACATTGCTTCTTGCATCGCATCACCCATACCTGGGCGCAGCGGTGCTAGCTGCGTACCTGGCGTGGACATCACTGTGGTAGAAACCTGTCTCCATCTCCACTCCATTAGGCACAGCTTTTGCTTTAGGGTATATATAGGGATATACAGGAGTCCCCGAACGGTGTGCCACGAAGCTCGTGTGGAAAAAATAAAAAAAGATTTGACAATTAGAAAGAAGTGGGATATAAAGGGATAATTAACAGAAAGACGAAAGGAAAACTAAAATGTCAAAATCAGTTAATATATTAGAGGTGCTAGAAAAAGCACACCAATCAGTTGCTAGTGTTAGCAGAAGAAATAAACAAGCAATCATAGATAGCTATGGTCGTGCCTTAACAATGAAGAAAGTATTAGACGACTTCATAAAAGTAAATCGTAATCTTATCATTGATATGGGTATTGGCGAAAATGCTAATCTATTACATGGAAAGGATTACTCTCTTCATGTTTCGCAGAAATTATCCGTTAAGGTTGACACGAGTTTGGTTAAAGAAAAACTTGGCGAGTTGGAATACCATAAATGCAAAGTGCCAACGCAATATAAACAAATACAAGCATTGCCTAAAGAAGAGGCAACAGTTCGCAAGAATAAAAAAGCAACAGTCGAAGAAGTTGCTGATTTCAGAATAACTGCCTAGTACCGATAAATTGCCTAGTCAGTTTGTGGGCGACTTCGGTCGCCCATTTCCATTACCCATTACTTCGGACTAGTGTTTACATAGTATATAAGGATAGTAGCAACAGGAGTTGCAGACGGAATAGTTGTGTCGTGTGAAAAAAGTTTTCGATTGTTCTTGATTATAAAATTAAATGGGAGTACAAGATCTTTAGAAAGGAGAAATCACAATGCCAGATAATGATGACTACTTATCAAGACAGTTGCAATTAGTTAGCCAACAGTTCGGTGTAACTAATACAACAGATCAACCAATTACTAATCAACAGCATGTTGATAACATTAATTGGAAAGGACTTTATAAAGTTCTTGAAAGTGAAGTTGAAACTATTATCCTTGATCCTAACGCACCTAGTTATGTCAAGGAGTGGGGTCAACGTATCATGTCAAGACTAGCCGAACACTTACCAAGAAGGTAAGTTACCCTCGAGGGCTGGTACGAAGGGCAGTATTTACTGCCCTTTTTTTATGCCCAATCATCTCCTGCTGCCTGGAAAACAGGATGCTGCCACGCTGCACCAGGGCTTCACCAGTCAGGTTAGGTACTTAAAACCGACCAGAACTACCATATCTAGTATCTCTACCCCCCACCACACACAATTTGGGGGTGTTGCGTGTAGTGTGTAGTAAAGTGTAAGTTTTACACGAACACAGATTATGATATAACTTTTTTTGATTATGGCACAAATCCCAACCGAAGTTTTAAAGTACGAATTAAGAAAATTGCAAATCAAAGTGGCTGAGGAGTCCCGTTCCTCCTACCTTACTTTTGTAAAAAAAGTTTGGCCTGACTTTATTGCAGGTTCACATCACAAAATTTTTGCACAAAAATTAGAAGATGTTTCACGTGGAAAGATTAAACGATTAATTGTAAACATGCCACCACGTCATACAAAATCTGAATTTGCTTCACATTTATTTCCTGCTTGGATGATGGGCAGGAATCCTAAGCTAAAAATAATTCAAACTACTCACACAGCTGAGCTATCTTATAACTTTGGCAGAAAAGTTAGAAACTTATTTGAACAAGATGAATTTAAAGAAATATTTCCAGATGTTACATTATCTCAAGATTCCAAGGCAGCAGGCCGTTTCACGACAAACAAAGGTGGCGAATACTTTGCTGCTGGTGTAGGGGGTGCCATCACGGGTCGTGGTGCGGACTTACTGATTATCGATGACCCACACTCGGAGCAAGATGCATTATCACAAACAGCATTAGACAATGCATACGAATGGTATACCTCGGGCCCCCGCCAACGTTTACAGCCTGGTGGTTCAATTGTTATCGTTATGACTAGATGGTCCACGAAAGACCTGACAGGTAAACTAATGAACAATCAATCCAACGAAAATGCCGACCAGTGGGAAGTTGTTGAGTTTCCTGCGATATTAAATGAAAATCCACTATGGCCTGAATTTTGGAAACTTTCAGAACTAGAGGGTGTTAAAGCTTCGCTATCCGAACAAAAGTGGCAGGCACAATGGCAACAAAATCCTACTTCTGAAGAGGGGTCTATCATAAAGCGTGAGTGGTGGCAGATGTGGGGTAAGGAAAAGATACCTGATC